TGGCCATGTTATGGCGGAACTGTCCCGGGGCGAACTATTGGAGCTTATTGGGCGCCGGAATGACAATGTGATCGAAGGTGATGCCAAGGTGATAGAAGGCGCCGATTCGGACGACAGTATATAAGGTAAGGCGTACGGCTTCTGATAGGGATTGAAAAGGTTTTCAAGGGTAGGGTAGGGGATCGTTGCTAGGCGCCGCTAGTCACTATGATGATGCCTCAATGTGACGATATGCCAGGCGCCGACGTCCTCACTTCATGCCGCTGAAAAGAACTGAAAAGGTCTCGTTTGAAAAGGTTTTCAGAGGGTTATCAATGCACCGTCAGGCGTCAACTCGATGCAACACTATCTTGAATGGGCGCCGTTGACCATGCTTACTATGTGAAAAACTTCACTCTAGGCACGCACTTGTTAAGGTGTTGTTAAGTACTTGTTGATTTTTGTTGATTGCTTGTTGATTTTTGTTGATAACTTGTTGATTTTGTACCTAATAACCTTAACATTTTCGGTTGGAGTCCCAATCCAGAATCGCCTTCCGCTGTCAACAGAATATTTGTTCTATATTTATCTAATACATTTGTTCTCCAGCACATTTGTTCGCATTTCTCAGGCACAAAATCAATGTTGTTTCTGCTGTCAACCGTGTCGGGGGTTGGGGCCCCCCTGTGTATTATAAGAGTATTCAACCAAAACTGTATCTATCTCATATCGTGATATGGTGATATCAACATACTGTATTAAGATAACCTGGTATTCTTAAGTTATTCTGTGAGTTCTTACTCACCACTGAACAAACATCACATCACTGTTTCCACCTGAGTAATTAGGTATGACCCCGGACATTAGTCTTTTTTCCTGTGAGGGGATATACTTGGCCTTGGAGTGTAGGGGTTGTCGAGGTGAATAATCCTTTTCTGAAGGCAGAGTCAACCAACGTATGCGTGGATGTTTTCCACGTTGTACATGTCCCGCAGCCTCACACTCCCCACCACACTTGATGTAACCGCTGTAACCGGTGTAACCGCTGTCTGTGTGACCCTCGACAGTTATCCGGTGTTCCAAAGCCACGAAGTGGTCCCCGTTTTTTTCTTTTGGAGGGGTGTATTTTCTTTCTTCTTTCTTTAAGAGGGGGATTGGGGGAGATTTTTCTTTCTTCTTTCTTTTACGTCCGGGGCTTCTCAGGCACGGGATGGTTTCCCCTATTCGTGACTGAGTAATGCACGATAATGCACCCTGCATTACTGCTCCTGATACAGGTGTAAGGATTCCTTTTTTACCCCTGCCCGTGTTATATTCAACAGGACTGTAAATCTTTCTTGAGAAAGGTAGCATGGCTTACTCCTTTATCGAGATAGACGATATCAGGGACCCCCACATCTTCCTTGCGAGGAGGGTGCTACTTGAGGCCCTGCACGATATCTCTGCCGCTGAAAGGCTTGAGAGGTTTCAGACTTCCGGTATGAGAGACGCGGCAGTGGGCAGGGCAGAGGACGCTGTGAGGTGGCTGGACAACCATCCACGGTACATGGAGTTCTGGTGTATGGCTGGTGGGATAAGCCCTGAAGCATACCGCAATGAGGCATCCAGGAGAATTTCCTGTGCGACTTTGCACAGTTAGGAGGATTAATTTCATTATGGGCGCAATGGCTCCTGCATCATTCTGTCCAACATCACTCTGTCCGACCATGGACAGTTAATTGGACAGTTAATAGGGAAAGGATTTGTGTTATGGCAGAACAAAGGAATTATAAAACACGGGCGCCGAAAGCAAGGTCCAAGGCAAAGGCACCGGTAAAGGCACCGGTAAAGCGGGCAGTAGCGAAAAAGGGTTTAGCCCGTATGGCAACAACCAGACCCTTTAGCAGGACTTCCTTAGCTACCCGTGCTCGGGGAGAAAAACAGATACAGGCTGCCACAGGGGCAAAGCCGACAAGAAGGCCCGTTGCGACAAGGCAGCGTTCCACTATGGGAGGAGCCGCACAGAGGCCTGATGAAATAAGAAAGCGCAAGCCAGTTGCCCAAAAGAAGACACCCAGCCTGGTTATAACAGACAGGATTGGAAAGGGCTACAATCCCAGCCCGTCCCGTGGAGCCGCCAGCGCAAGAATCAGGACGGAACGGCCCACCAGGGGTGTGACTTCCAAAGGTGGTCCTCGACGACGCCGTATAACATTTGCCCGTAGGGGATAATGACTCTTACATCTGAGAAGATAATTGCAGCGGCAGATGCAGCGGAAATGGAGTTTGCCCGAAGGAATTTCATATCCGATGACCCGTCGTGCCCTGATTTCCTTGACTTTGCAAAAATACTGGAACGAAGCCAGCTCCACGCTGCCGTGGCAGGGGGTGCCACACCATTCAAAAAGTGGGACCATCTTGCGTCACTGGCAAAACAACTTGTTGACGAGAGGCTGGTGCTGGTCCTGAAGGCGAGGCAGTTGGGTTTTTCGTGGACGGTCGCAGCATATGCCGCATGGCTGGTGCGATTCCACAGGGGAGCGAATGTGCTGATGATAAGCAGGGGGCAGACAGAGGCGTTCCAGCTTCTGGACAAGGTCCGTTTCATCCTCAAGAACCTCCCAGTATCGTGGCACCTGCCGATAAACCCGGATTCCAGGTCAGAAATTGGGATACCCTCCCAGGACGCCAAGATTACTGCCCTGCCCTCCACGGAGGACGCGGGACGGTCGGAGACGGCGTCGGTAGTAATACAGGACGAAGCTGACTTCCACGAATACCTTGAGTCGAACTACGCTGCCGTCAAGCCCACGGTCGATGCCGGTGGGCAGATGATTATGGGCTCTACCGCAAACAAGCGGAAGATGACCAGCCTTTTCAAGGAACTGTACCGCAGTGCCCCGTCCAACGGATGGAACACGGTATTCATGCCCTGGCACGCAAGGCCCGGTAGAACGGAGAAATGGTTCAACGGCGTCAGGGACACGATACCGTCGGTAGAACTCTCGGGTATGAGCCCCGAACAGTACATGGAGGCGGAATATCCCGGTGACGAGATGGAGGCACTGGCCCCGCCAAGGGCGCAAAGCATATTCGACCGGGAGATGATAGCCGCGATGGCGGAAGACTGCATAGAGCCTGTGAGGAAACTCGGCCCATCCTCGATATACCAGGAGTCCAGGGCCGCAAGGCGCTATACCGCAGGCACGGATGTTGCCTCTGGGGTCGGTATGGATTATTCTGTGACGGTGGTGGTGGATATAGCAAGCGGCTATGTCGTTGCCGATCTTGTTACAAACACCCTTCAGCCGGAGGACTTTGCCCAGGCGTCAGTGGAACTCCTTGAGGCGTACCGAATGCCGTACTGGGGAATAGAAAACAACTTCTCAGACACGGTTATAACGGTTGCGAGGGACCTGAACTACCCCAAACTGTATCGCAGGAGGGTCGGAAGGGGAAAGCGGGTAAGGCGCGACTACGGGTGGAGGACTGACAGGATGAGCCGCCAGAGGATGTTTGATGAACTGAGGGCAGCCTTCAACGCGGGGCATTTGACTATCCCCAATCTGGAGGGTCTGGGACAGTTCTCGACGGTAATAGCGGCGCCGGGGGAGAAGCCGGAGGCTATGGGGGGAGCCCATGACGACTATGTGATGGCCCTTGGAATAGCCCTGATGGTGAAAGACGATATGGGCATGGCAGGAGGAACGGGGAAGATAATACAGATGCCTGCCCTCGCATGAGTACGGCACCCGATTAAGGGAATGGTACCCGATTATAGGAGTAAAACATGGCTGACCTCAGAGAACGCCCCGAGGCAGATGCGATAACACGGTTCCGCTCAAGTATGGGGGAACTGTGGTCCACCGCCCACGACGAATGGCGGGACAACGACGCATACTACAACCGCAAGTTCAAGGTATGGTCTCAGAACTACCAGGGAAGGCCCATATTTTACGATTCCACCCCTACCCACCTTGTCGATCACGCGGTATCCACGCTAATGAGCTTTAGCCCGAGGATACACAGGGAGCCGGTCGGTGACACGGAAGACCACAAGAGGGACGCAACAGCCCTTGAACACGGTTTGAAGGCTGTCCTTGACGACGCCGCGATGCAGGAGCCCGGAATACCCTGGAAGCTGGTGGCACAGTATCTTGTCGCACACGGATATGCCGTGGTCGAAGGCCCGGTTCTGGCAGGTATCGCAGACAGGCCCCATGAACCGGACGAAAGTAAGTTCCAGTCCCGTGAAGATTACGAGGCGGCAAGGACATCGTACCGTGCCAACCGGAAATGCTGGAATCCTGTCAGGATCAGGGTGCCGCATCCGTCCACTGTGCTTATGAACCCCCTGGAAAAGGTGCCGACCATCGCTTTGAAGGCATCGAAGATGACTGTTCAGGAGCTGCACGACCAGTCAGTGACTAAAAAGCGTAGCCAGAGAAGGCGTTACGCCGAGATATTCGATGGTGGCGGCAAAGATCCGTGGGACGAGGTCGAGGTATGGGACTACTGGACCCCGTACTGGCATGTCAAGCTGGTCGCAGGCGCTACTACGCCGGTATACGGCAGCCCGGTATCAGCCGCCGCAACCCCTGTATGGATGGAACGCAATACCTGGGGCTTTGTGCCGTTTGCTCATGCCTTTGCCGGATGGGGAATGCAGACCGCCGATGAACTCGGGGACCCCTCGACACTGGCCCAGGGCATACTCACACCCAACAAGGAGACGATAAGGAAGAGGACACAGGAGGTATCAGCTTTTCACCAGATACTCCTCCGCTTCGCTTTCGCCCCGATGGGCACAAGCAGGGACCCCAACACCCTGGCACAGGCGATATCACAGGAAGGGATACTGGAAGGAGACCCACAGGACTTCTGGGTGATGGCCACTCCCGACATACCTGGGTGGGCACTTCAACTGAAAGCACAAACGGACAGTACCCTTGAGCTGGGTACATACTCCTCCGCCCTTGCGGGGGTAAGGCAGCCAGGGGTTACTACGGTCGGCCAACAGGCTATACTGAACACCTCGGCAATGCGGATATTCGCGGGCGTCGCGGCCCAGAGGGAACACCTCGCCTCCATAGTGGGCAGCAGGGTTCTGGAACTGGTAGACCGGGTATCGGAACTGTCGGCAGGGATAGGCTCGGCAGGAAAGATGCTCAGGAAGTCACAGGTACACAATGTCTATGCTGTACAGGTGCAGTTCCCCCACGCGGAGCCCGTCATGGAATTGCAGAGGCGGCAGATGGCACTCTCAGAGTTCCAGGCTGGCCTCATAGACCCGACCACATACTACGAACAGGCAGGATACGAGGCAGGGACCGAGATAAGACAGAGACTCCTTGAAGAAGCGGTCAGAAACCTTCCTTCAGTCAAAGCAAAGATAGAGGCCCTGGTGGCAGAGCAGATGGGGTTGGCGGATGAGGAATCACAGGCCGAGATAGCAGGACAGATGGGGCCTGTACCCGGCATGGCACCCCCAATGAACGGCCAGATGGGTCCGATGGGTCCTCCGATGGGAGCGCCAATGGGACCTCCCGGTGGAATGGAAGGGGGAATGCCACCTCCAGGGATGCCCCAAATACCACAGGGTCCGGGGATACCACCCGGTGGAGGGGCCGCTGATCTGAACGCGATGCTGACGCCGGACACATTCCGGCCGGAAAGGATAGACCTTGCCCGCTAAAAATGATTTTACAGAAGCCATACTTTCAGTGATGGGCGAGTACAGACGCCTCAAGAAAGATTCGAGGACTCCTGCTAACAGGACTCCGCCAGTAATGGTCGAAAGGCAAAGGGGTATTAAAGATCCGATACAGGACTGGATTGAGCAACACGGTGTGAAGAAACGCCATGTGGAAGGACTATTCTGATGTCGGAGGAGTCGCAACCAAAATCCCTTCTGGAGATGTGGGACGCTCGTGAGATCGATGACAACCAGTCTCAGGAATACGAGGATCAGCTAGACAAAGATTTGGCACGGCTGGCTGAACTCTGGAATAAAATTGATACACAGACGGAAGCAAGAAACGTTGACCCAGATCTGGTTAATGAAGCTATGGAACGTGCGGCAGCCGATGCAACCGGCGCAGTGGTGGCTCCTCCAACATTAACTGTACCTATATCGGTTACTCTTCGGACGCCGTATGACGCAAAAGTCGATGTAAAACCCCTGGTAAGACAGATTACAAACAATATATACCTAAGTATCAGTAACCAGTGGAGATCAAGCATTCCGAAGTTTCCTGCACGACAGGGTATGATTAGCTCGTTAGATCCCGATTTCTCAACCACTGATATATACGCCTGGGCGGGTTATGATGGTCCTAGAGTTCTTGATGAAATTTTCCACTTTGTCATTGACAACCTTTTTACGGACCTCGAACAGAACGAAAAGGGCAAATATGAGTGGAATGAAACTAAATTTCTCAAACAGGACGAAACAGAGAAGAAAAGTCGATTTATTATATCTAAGGATATGAAGTATGCACATCTGATAACGACGGGGAGTATTCCTATATTACGACAAAGAAGCGAGGAGATGATACGTACGCCTGATTTTGTGGATGACCGCAGGAAGATGTCCATAATTGTCCAGGAGGCGGAAAAAGCCGGACACATAGATTCTAGTATGGCATTGCACTATCGAGCAGTTGCAGCAGGCGACATAGAAGATGAGAACTTAAGAAACTATATTCAAAACAATCCAGTCTTAGTAAACGACTTTGTGTCATGGCTGGATACTGTTGAGACGCGTCAATACGATTACTATGACCCTACAACCGACACAGTACAACCCGGATTTATTACACAACTTCAAAAAGATAATAAAAAGTTCAGCGCGAATGAAGTCAGGTCACAGATGGAGTCTGAGGCAGACGATCCCCAATTTGACAACGTGACCCTGTTCCCAATCCCTGAAACCCTTTCAGAGAGTGCCATTGAACGTGAACGATACCAAAGGTATATAACTAGTGGATGGGATCCTGATGATAATTTGTCAGATAACATTGAAAAAGTCCTGGCAGACCTTTATAACCTGGACCCTAAGACCTCCGATCCGACAGTGAACTCGAAAAACAAAAACGCCAGAACCGAATTGCACAAAGCTGTGATACTAGGTATGAGGGACTGGGCTGTAAAACAAAACCTGGACCTAAATATTCCAGAAGCACAAGAGGCAATATTCGGTGTGGTGGATCATTGGCTATCAGAATTAGACCCGGATGCGGCAATTGAGCTACTAGTTGAACAGGAGGAGATGGTAGAGGGATGGAAATTTGCGGAGCTCACTCTAAACACTAAAAAAAGCAGAATAGCCGACAAGATAGAAGAGGCTGGAATACGAGATAATTACGGCACTCTTATAATGAAAAAGGATCTTCCTGAGCTCTGGCTGACCGCTATAACCCAGGACTATCTAGAGCAGGTACAATCGGCTAAAGATAGAATAAAGGCACCAACTATTGATGAGTTTCTTTCGAAGGTTAAGTACGGACCTGACTTAGTAAGGATAGGAGGAACAGGGGTTAGGTACGGAAAGGAAGTAGTTCAAGATAGTATCCTGAGCATGGTTCCAGCCGTAGTAAACCAAAATAGGCTGGATAAGGTAACAACGAAAAATATAGAAGACTTAGCGAAGGACTTCCTTGGTTCACGGGGTATAAGCTGGGGACAACTTCCACCCGAACATAGAGATTACATAATATATAATATGATTGGTCCGTCCTACTTTGAGTATAGGGACCTTCTGAGCAAGGTTGGTCCTTCTACCCAGCTTCCTATAACTACAGAGCAGTATGAGGCTATGGCCGGTTATGAACCGGAGCCTCCGCAATACGAACGTGACCCCTCGGGTGAAATGGAACACTATACCAGCAATAAAGCCCAGCTTCCTCTTACCAATCTGCTGGAGTTTGCAAACGATGGGATAATCACCCTGGACGAACGGTATCAACAGCGGATGAAGACCCTCCAGGGTCGCCAGACACTGGCTAAGGAGTTAATCAATAGGTTCACACCGCCAATGGGCACTCCGGCAACCTATGAACAGTTTACCGAGGCCGGGGGTCTGGACTGGCTGGAAAAATTCAGCTCTCTTGCAGAGGCCCTTGAAGATAAAGAGTATAACGACTGGTATCAAAAGAATGTCCAGAAAGGCGCCGAAGCAGATAGAAAAGGGGTTGAGAAGGCACAGATCAATACACAGGCTAACCTAAAGTCTCTTGTAATTGATGAGTTTCGCAAAAGAAATCTGTTACAGCCGGGTGTATCCAATGAGTTCCTGGACAATTTTGACAAGAAGACCCTGCCTTCAGTTATTAACAATATACTTCTGGCAGGCGGACTGAACCCGGACGAAGACCCTGAACGCCAGGTGGCGGATATAGTGTCCAAATGGACGGCCGATGCGCCTGCGTATGACTGGCGTGAAGAGGACTACCAGAGACAGTTCCGTTCGGCAGCTCCACCAGCACCGCCGGTACCTGGTTTCCCAGGTTTCCGCGTAGAGCGTCCGACTCCTTTTAGAATAACAGAGCTTCAGCCCCAGTTAGAACAGTTGGCATATGATCGACCCGAGTTCGCCCAGTATGTACAGAGGCAACTTACATCACCGTCATTCATGGCATCTTTCCGACAGGCACGCAAGCCTGTGCTTCCTTCATCCATAGGCGGTATTATGGAACAAATACTTGAACCTGGAAGTTTCATCGGAGAACAGCTAAGAACAGAGCGTTCACCTACTACACAAATATCTCAAAAAGAAGCCGAGCCTGGAGATTTTTCGGATAGCATGCCTCAGATACCTATTGATCCGACGTTTCGGTCACGGGCTATTTCCACTGTCAAGGCAGGACTTGTGAGGCGGCCGGATGTTACCCTTGCTGGTTTCTACCAGACCAGCCTTCCCGGATTTGAGGAGTCTTTCCGCAGAAGTCCTCTATTTGCCCAGCAGGAGACACGACTGGAGACGGAAAGGGCTCAGGAAGAGGCAAGGCTCAAGGCACTCGATGCAGCAGAGGAAAGGGAACGTAGGCAGGGGTTGAGAAGAGGTGCTGCTGGAGGGTATAGAGGTTATACAAGATTTGCAAGGCGGGAGAATTAGATGGCATTCCACCGAGGTCATGAAGAAAAGTCTCCAAAACAACAGAGGGGTGGGCTTCCCGGTCTGGAACGACTTCCTGCCGAATTTGGTGCAGGTGCCCGTTTTGCCACAGATAACGGCTTTGCGCCCAGTGCCGAGCAGGCAGCACGAAGTGCGGGGATACGTGCCCGTGGAATGACAGGTTCGTATTACACCGGTGAAGGCAGGCCGTGGCAACCGGCGAAACCTGATCCGTTATCGCCTATGGACGCACCTGCATTTCAATTTCCTGCACATACCATGCAGGCAGGATGGCCTAGCCGTGTAGATAGTGTAGTTGAAGAGGAACGTAGATTTCAGTTTCCAATGCCGCTGTTTCCTGGATTTACAGTGCCTGTACCCCGTATGGATATCCACAGGATGGAGTCGCCCATCCAGGAGAAAGATGTTAAAGACCCAACCTACTTTACAGCGGATAACTGGCGTGAGATATGGAAGTTATCCCAAAAAGGACTCAGAGGTCTAGGTACTATTCAGTCCACAATATATGATCCTACTATTTTGCCGGTTCTATTCGGACTAGTGCCTGATAAACCGCCTGCCTCTGATTCTGAAGCGGTATCATCCTGGAACTACCAGGCTCTTGGTTTTTACAATTTTATGGAAGAGAAAGAGCGGGCAGCAGAACAGGAAATCAGTAATGTAGATGCAAGGGTGCTTAGCTTACTACCGGCTTTTCAACGTAAGTGGATGACTCTTAAGTTAGCTGGTGAATATTACGGACAACAGGCAAAAGAGAGCCTGAATCTTTTTGAGGCAACCGGCAGGGCATCCGCTCCTCTTATAGGATATCTTTTGTGCCAGCCAGGATGGCAGGAACCGGGGGTATGTGACCGTTATGACATTCTCCAAAATAAGGGTGGAGGCAGAGGAGGTTGGTTAGGACAATGGGAGAACTACGCTGCGGCTGCTGAACAGTCCAGAGCGGCGGGGGAAATACAGGGATGGAAATGGCTGCTTGCAGAAGCTATAGCTGATATAACTAATTTCATTCCCATCGGCAAGGGGGTGGCCGTCGTTCGTGGAGGTAAATCAGTACTTGTTAACCCTGTCAAACCGTCAAAGGAGTTTATTAAAGAGGGTCTGACTGCAATAGATGTGGAGAAGACCAAAGAATTATGGCAAGCGGCTATAGAGGCACCGAATACAGGAATCGTACATAGCAATCCTGATCTGGTTGTTAGAGCAAGACATCGTATGGTTAAAGCAACGGAATATATTGATGATCCTGACACTCTTAGGTCTCCATTCGTACCGCGGAAGCACACTGTTAAGGAACTGCTTGAGGCTGGTGATTATGACGAAGCATCAATATTTGCTCCATGGGAAAAGAAAGCTGGCTATATAAGAGCAAGGACTATTAAGGAACTTACTGATCAACTCAGCATAACTAATCGGGATAGCAGTATATTAAGGAGGATAGAGGGAAAGGCTACCTATCAAATAGAAGATGAGTTCGGTGTCAAGTATTGGGATGAATTTACACCCAGCGAGGAAAACTTTATAGAAGAGGCACTTGATATTGATCTTACCAGGTTTATCTACGATGATGCTGGATTGGCTAGGATACGAAAAGCTGTGGGTTCTGAACTTAGGAGGAATGAAACCAGGATTCAAACATTCCGTGCAAGGATAGCTGAAAAGACTGAACTGGATCTTGCGGCCAGAGAAGCTGCGATGCAGCTTGGTATTGAACGTATTGGTAAGGTAACGGGAACGGTAGATCCTCCAGCGGCACCTCTTCACTGGCACGCCACACAGGACTGGCATGGCTATCAGGCTTACTACAAACCTGGGGTAGTGACAGACCTTGAGAATACTATCGAAGACATAAGAGGTGTTATGGATCCTACTCCGTCTATAGGTAAGAGTGCGGAGGATGTACGTGCCATGATACAGAGCACTCCGGGAGTGACACGTCCTGGTTTGTCTCAGCCCAAGCGATTAATGTTCGATAATAAGCAATATGAGATTCTCAAGGGTTTCATACAGGGAGAAGGGATTCCCTTTGATAGAGACCCGGAGATGCTGGGGCGCTTTGAGATATCCCCTGTTTACGGTGACCGCCAGTTCATAGTTGGTGCATACAATGATCCTACAAAGAAACTAGCTAGCGGAATGCCGGAAAAGCTGTATATTACCTACAATCCCTCAGAGAATACCTGGGGACTACAGGCTTACATGGGGGAAAAGCCTGTGTTCATTGACCGTCCTACAGGAGAAAATCTTAGTAATAAATTTGCGAGTACTATAAAACAGATTGATGACCAGATAGACGCTATTGATTCACGTTTGGCAGGGGAGCCGCGTTCGAGGAGGATGAGGAGGCGTGGATGGGTTACAGAAGCGCATAGAAATCTGTCCGATCAGCGGGCGGCTTTGGAAAATAGAAAACGACTTCTCCAGGAAGAGGTATCGAAAGGCGATCTGGAATTTAGCCCGCGTGTCCAAGGAACGGCACCTTCCGTAGATGAGATTGAGGCTTTCACCAAAGTTTGGGACGATATTTACGGTGCACAGATTGCGGAGGCAGTCCGTCCGTCCAGGGGCGTGGGAGTGGGACCCTCGGATAGTGGCCCATTTTTCGCGTTCAACGGAGAATCAGGAGTAAGAAGCGGAGGGGCAGCTACACCAATTACTGAGGAAGCGGCGGCAGTGTACGAGGGAATCATGGAGGCCATTAAAGTTACGGATAATGCGTACGATGCCGCAGAAAAAGGGATTAGGGATGGGGCAACAAAACTGGGCCTACGAGCGGAAGATGTTCCAAGGCCCCCAGGGGTTGCGTCGTACAAGGGTGCAACGCCCGGTGACTCTGCTGGTTATTTGGATCAGTTGCTACATGCCTTGCCCAACAAGAAAGTTCAGACGGCACTGGTCCGGTTATGGTCTGGTACCAGGCAGACAGACGCTATTGAGCGTGGGATTATGTATAAAGAGGGAAATAATATCCTGGCAAGAGCTGGTATAGGCACATGGTACCAGAACCGGCTGGTGGTAAGTAAAGATGATCCCGGAATAATAGAGCTTTTTGAGGTATTGCATGACAGTGCAAAGCCCGTACCACCGAAGTTGCAGGAGCTTTATGACTTCATTCGCCCAAGACTTGCCAAAGAGGAGGCTGCCCAGCTTGCATATGATCCCAATATGGGTAAGTTTCTACCTATAAAGGACCCTGAATATTTCCCACGTTTCTGGCGTAGGCGTCGGGAAGACGGTATACCAGGCTATACAACCGGTCCCGTGGGCAGACTGCCTGCTCATATGAAAGCAAGAACTCTTACAGGTGATTTTGGCACCCTTGTCAATGAAGGCTGGGAACCCCTGTCCTGGAATCCTATGGATATGGTGGTCCTAAGACTTAATGAAGGGGCAACATACAGGGAAACAATGTTGCTGGCTGATTCACTTAAAAATTTACAGTCTGCAAAGGGCAATGTACTTTGGGAGGTGGGAGACGGAGTTACCAGGGAAACCATGTCTTCTCATGGCTACAGGGTTCCTGATATAGGACCGGTGTTCACAGGCAGACCGTATCGTGTCCTTGTATCCGATGAACAGGGGAAGGTCACAAGTAAGTCCATGAAAGGCGAACCCCTGGCTGTACCTAATAAGATGGCTGATATATTTGAGAGCGTTTATGGACCTCCTCCTACTTTAAGCGTACAGGGGTTCGATATTCTGCCATATATAAGTAAGCCCATAGATTTTTCAAAGCGTATGCTGTTGGCCGGATCAGGATTTCAGCATTGGGATATGGCAATACTTCGGGCTCTTCCTGCTGCACTTAGCCCTATAGGTCTGGCTGGTGGAGCATATCCTTTAGCAGGGCCGATACGCTACGCCTCTCTTTTGACCAGGTATGTACGGGGTATTGGGAGTACAAAGGCAAGGGATGCATTAAAGCAGCGTATGTTGAGCGACACACCTCTCTACAAGGATTCTGATATCTCCTTTCGCATGATAGGTAATCACGGCTGGGAAAGAGGCGGGGACCCCACAATTCTGAGAAGAAATGTAATAGATCATCTAGAAGAGGTGGCACAGATAGGTCCTCCGGGAAAACGTAAGCTGGCAGCGGACAGGGTCGCCGGTGCTGTGCGGTGGTGGGAAGGCGGCCTGTTTGATGTGATGTATGCTGAAACCCAGATGTTTATGCTGGAAAATGTCATTGTCCCAGGATTACGTAGGCAACATCCCTCATGGACCTCACAGGAACTCGCGCTGGCTTCGGCGGATTTGGTTAATGTGTTCACCTCAGCACTTAATACCAGCCAGACATTTTTGACATCTTCCGCATCGAAAGAATTGGCCCGTCTTATGGTATTCAGCCCTGCCGAGACGGAATCATGGTTTCTTATGGCTATCCGCCCCTTCGTAGGGGAAAACAAACTCATGTACGCAAACCAGTGGATCGGCATATTTACTATGCTTAGCGCTGTTGGTAATGCCATGAATATGGTTTCCACCGGCCGCCCGTTGCCATTAACTGCGTATAATCCGATCTCTATTGGGGAGCACGATACGTTTTGGCCGGGAGGCATTAAGTACAACAATCGCTTTTTTGCGCCGCAACTTCCCTGGAAAGGTGCTAACGGACAACCTTTGTATTTGGATTTGATAGGGCAGGCAGATAATGTGCTTCGCCTTGTGCTCGATCCACCTGACGCTGGATTATCCCGAATGACTGTAATCCCACGGGAGATCTACAATCAGCTCAAGGGCGAAAGTTTTCATAAGGAACCCCTTGGAGGTCCTGCGACCAGGGCTGTCCATGCTGCTACCTCTGCTGCTCCGATGGGAGTGGGAAATGTTCTACAGTCGTTACAGTCCCGCAATGAGTCATTCAGCCGTATTATTTTGCAGGGAGAGCAGGGTTTGGACCCTATCAGTTATGGCCTACAGGCTATTACTGGTCTCAATGTGGGTTCTGCTAACGCTACTGAGATCCGTGCAATACTGGCAGAGGAGTCGAACTTTGCTTCATGGAGGGAGATGGGAAAGAATGACAGGACGAAGGCCCTGGCTGAGCATCCTGGGCTGGCACGGGAATTAGAGCAGCGTACAGAAACCGCAGCGAGGAGAGGCACTCCGGCGGGCGTTATGTCTCAGGCGATTGTAGATAACAGGAAGATCAGGCGTAAAGTGGAGGATAGTTTACACGACCAGTTGTTCAATGGAACTATGACCTTTCGAGAAGCCTATAATACCTGGAATGCGGAAAAGAAGAAGGAAATCATAAAGAACCGTGTCAGATTCCAAGTGTATGAGAAGACAGTCTCGCCTCGAAAAGCAAAAGGGCCTAATGAAAAGGCACGAGAACAGTTTTATGGACTCTTCGACGATCCTGAAATATATGAAAGAAACGATTTAGAGACAGGTATTGTGGACTGGGATATTCTGGACAAAAAAATCAGGGAATTAAAGGCAGGCTGGACACCGGAACAGATTCTTCATATTGAAGAGAACACGGGAGGGTCCTCGACTAATCCATATTTCAGACGCGTTGAGGAGCTCAAGAAAAAGTATGGCTATTACTTTGATCTGGAAAGGGTGGCATTTGAGAGCGCCGGTCTGGGGGAGGAATATAAGAAGTGGAAAAATACCCTCTTCTCAAAAACTTATAAGCGCAACACCGTTGGTGTGGCAGAAGCTGCAGCGATAGCGAGCGAATTCAAAAGGAATGAGAGAGAGTCTAAACCTGAACTGCTTCTTATGCTTGTATATATGGGAAGGGTAGACCCGGAGACCTATATTGAGTTGCAGAAACAAGTAGGATATACAGGAAAGCGAGGCGTGCCACTGTCTGCACCATGATATAGGGATATCAAGATATTGACATATTCTAGGTATATTTGGTAGCCTTGCCTTGATGGTGCGATCTTTTTACGGGTGACTCCGACAGGTAGCCCCAGAAAGTAGAGGAAATCGCATGACAACAGAGAACGGCCTTCCAGGGATGAATAACCCTGGTTCCGTTGAAGCAGCAGTCTCCTCCTCGGAGGGACGGGTTAACGGTGTTGATGCGGCACCTGCAACGCAGACACCCGCACCACAGGCCGAACCCGAACCCCTGTCCGACCTCGAGGCGCTCCAGAAACAGGTAGCCGAACTCCAGGCGACTAACGCTAAGCAAGAGCAGCAGATCAAGACGATGGACGGGAGGTACAGGCGACTCCAGACGGATACTACCAAGATGGATGATGTTGCAGACGGTATAGGCATGTTGACCGATCTGGTCAAGGTGCAAATCCGCCACCAAGATCATCCTGACGAGAGTGCCTTTACGGAGGATCTGCAAAGACTCGAAACCGAGACACAGCAACGCCGCTCGACTGACTCCTTTGCCAGGGCTATAGGCAGTATGACCGATGAGATCATGGCTGGAGTACAGGAGGCCGGGCTCAACCTGGAAACCTCGGAGGAGCTTGGGGAATTTCGCGATAAGTGGTCACAGGCTTACCAGAACAAGGATATGGCAGGAATATACGAGGCGTATGCCCTGTATAGTCAGGTCCTTCGACAATATGAGCGTACAATGCGAAGACAGGTGGAGGAGCAGGCTGAAAGCCAGGCAGTGGAAAGGGTCAGAAAGGCCCTCGAAGACGCCGGTATAAACGACCTGGATTCCGGGTCGGGGGCTCCCTCTTCTATGACTAACAGTACTCTCATGGGCAGGCTTGGAAACCCTAACGTTAGCGTGACGAGAGAAGAAATACTTAAAGGCGCTGAAATGATGCGAAATCAGGGACGGCGCTTCTAGTCTTAGGAGGAGAGAGAAATGGCAGCAGGAAATACTATTACTGATTCTCTTGCCGACAGTATACCGACTATGATAGCTGCGGCAAGGATAGTTAGAGAGTTCGCGGGTGTCATGCCCAACCTGGTAGACCGCCAGCGACTCGATGAGAACACGGGCACTGTCTGGAACGAGGTTTCGATGGCAAAGCTGACAGCTCAGGCTGTCACCGAGTCCACGGAGCTGGACAACCCACAACAGATGAGCGACACGCTCCTCTCGATCACCCCGACCGTGATAGGTGTTCATACCGTGATCCTGGACAGGGTGGCAATCAGGATCAGCGCAAATGCCTTTGCCCAGACGGGCTCACTGGCACAGAATGCGATAGAGCGGAAGAAAGACCAGGACGGTCTCACGGCTATTGACGGTGCGTCAGTCGAGCTCGGTGGGGATGGTCAAGGTCTTGACACGAGTGATATCAGTTCAGCCGCTTACCAAATTACATCCAACACGACTGAGCCTGCACCGTCGACAGCGCCGCTATTCGGTGTGTTCCACGGCTTCCAGCTTGCTGACATCGACTTCCAGTTGACCAACCCTGGTATCTCCGTTGTTTCCAGCGATACTATTGTAGAAACACAGGGGGGTGCCCCTCTCACGGTTGGCATTTCGGCAGACGCTTTCCAGAACCGTTATCGGGGAACGATTGCCGGAGCAAGGCTTTTTGAGGATGGCAACCTGTCGATTGACAGCGGGAATGATGCCAAGGGTGGTGTCTTTAGCCAGATGGGTTTGATCTTAGTGGAGGGCAGAAGCCCCTATGTCGAGACCAAGCGTATGCCTGAACTCGGCGGCGGTGCAACCGCGCTCTACCATTATGACGAGTACGCCTACGGAGAAAGGTCTTCGGGGAACTGGGTTATTGAGGTTCAATCAGACGCTACGGCTCCCGCTGGATAATTAACTTATTAACAAATGTAATCTTTTTATTTGAGGAGGATTAAAAATGCCAAGGGGAAATTTTGGAGAAATTAGAGCTTTCAACGACTTCACCGGTTCTTACGAGGATGTAACTTGGGCATCAACATCAGTTGATTTGGGTGGTGGCTGGGGAATGGTGTCTGAAAACGAAGGCACCCTTAACCAGATAGTTGATGAACCCGGAGGGATACTAGAGTTCCTCACGGACACCGGCGACAACGACAACGTGGCGCTGTATGCGGGGCCTTTCAAGCCCTCTGACGGGGGTGTTGTCATGGAAGCAAGGTTCAAGGTAGCTGATGACCTCAATGTAGCTTTCTTTGCAGGCTTTACGGAGACCCTTGCTATGGGCACACCCGTTATGCCTGCCGAATATGCAACTCTGACTATGGCTATCAACGGATCGGGCGGAGTCGCAGGATTGCAGTATGACCTGGACGGAAATGCCCCAGACGTATTCCGACCTGCATCAGGTGACGGAGGTGCTGTCACAGGCACAAACAAGAACGGCACGGCTATAACAGCTACCACGACAACCTCATCGGGTCAAACAGTCACTCTTGACAAGTTTGTGGTAGCCAGGGTAGAGATTAGCCCAAGTGGTCGAATTGAGTATTTACTGGCTGCTGACAAAGAGTTGACACTGGTTGAGTCCATCACTGGGGCAATCACTGCGTCAGACGTATTCTATGCAGTGCTGATGTGCGAAAACCGGGCAGCAGCAGCCCACAACTTCCAGGTTGACTACGTGTACGCACGGGGCTTCCGGGACTGGACTGCTTAGGAGTAACAGGTGGCAGCAATTATTGAGCTGTCCACAACAGATATATGGAGTCATGAGCCGTGTTGGTATCTCGCAGAGTTTAACCGACCGGCTCCTGATTCTAAAGGTGTGCGCCGCTACCAGGTAATTACGGTGATACGGAATGATCGAAGGGTCAAGCTGAACCGTGACATCGGCGACGCCCGTCTGTTTGGGGAGGAATTTCAGTTAATATGCGGAGTGCCAGACGGAAAGGGCGGAGGAGAAGCCCTGTACACGGTAGAGGAGGCACTCCAGTTGGCAAGGGACATGAACAACATGCCCCCGCCGAAAACGGAGGTGCGTCCGAAGAACTGGAACAAGATCTTCTGGGACAACATCGAGGAACGGAACTTATGGAAGAGGGGTTCGAGCACCTTCGGCCCCATGTTCAGGAAGCAGAGGAATACATAATGGCACAGGATAACGTAGCTGTAGAGGAAATGCTCAGGGATGCTGAAGATGCTGAGGAGCCAGGGGACATGAAAGCAGGTGCGGTTTTAAGCCGGACTGCGGAGATGACCATGACTACGGTAGAGCTTCAGACTGCGGGATGGGTGTATGTTTACGATACCCAGACGGGTAACCGTTCTGTGATAAACCGGAACATGCTGCCACAGCAACTTGAGAAGAGACGTTCTAACGGCACTTATGTCTTCTCGACGCGAAAACCTGAAGGAGTTACGCCTGTGAAAGGCACCCTCAAATGTTTTCTTCATGAGGATGATCCCAACAGGGAGAACCATGATCGTATGGGATTCGTTCGCTGCACCAAGTCGAACTTTATATCAGAACTCGATAGGTCGCGGCATATGCGAACCCGCCACCCAAGGGCTCATGCCACGCTTGAAAACGAGAGGGTTCGTGAGGAACGGGCAGAGGAGAGACTGGAGCGGAGGGCCCTTACGGAGAGCATTAAGGCAATGGCCGAAAGCAACAGTAGAGGTAAGAGCAATGCCTAGTTATAACTTTTCACCGATAGCAGACAGTCTGTATGTGCAGGATGTGAGTGACACTGCCGCAGGGATCGGTTCTGGCAACATTCCAAGCAGTGCCCGTTATGCCGAGGGCCATGTGCGTCTGGCAAGTCTCTCTGAGACACGGGACGGAACGACTCCGACCGCAACGAAAGGCACTGAATGGGATGTAGAGGACACGATTATACTGCGAAGTCGATACGAGATCGTTAATTTCAGTGCAGTAGAGAAGACATCCACCAACGCATCTATAGACTGGACATTCTACAACCGAGCCCCCAATTAGACCGCCAGGAGCGTAAGTATGGCAACAGGTACATTTTTACCACAGGGGATACGAAAGCCGCTTGGGATTGCCAGCGGCGGTACTGACAACTATGTGATGACGGCTACGGGCAGTGAGACCATCCAGGGCGAGGCCAACCTAACCTTCGATGGCTCTACCCTGACTGTGACGGGGGCAATTGGGGTAGCCTCCACCAATAAAATAACATTTGGTGATGCTGCCTCGTTCATACATCAATCAGCAGATGGAACATTGACCATTGATGGCGAGGCAATAATTGACCTTAATGCCAGTACAAGGGTAGATGTGTCAGGAGACATAAAGGTTGGAGGAGAGGTCCAGACCGCAGCTATTGGCTTCACTGATGGTGACAATGCCATCACTATAGCTGACGGTGGTGGTATTACCGCAGCAGCGGGCAT